CTGGAAGGTTGACCCCGAACAGATGATGGCCAGGCCACTGGATGTGCTCCGCGAATCGCTGGAGCACGCGCAACGGATCAATGCGATGCAGCAGGTGCAGTGATGGCAGACGAAGAAAAGAAAGTGAAAACTCCGGTGCTGATCACGGGCATCGATGAACTGTCGCCCAAACTCGGCGCGCTTCGGGCAAAGGTCGAGAGTTTCAAGAAAAATCTCGAACAGACGGGCCTCGGCAAACTGGACATCAGCGGTCTGTTCAAGGGTGGCAGCGTGATCACGCCATTCGTGGACGGGATCAAGTCGGCGGCGGCGTTTCAGGGCAAATTGACTGAAGTCAGCGACGCTGCGAAAACCGTGGATCTGCCTGCCGCGCCGAAGGCTGCGACACAGAACATCAACGTGTTCAGCGCGTCGATGGAAAAGGTTTCCGCCGCGGTCGACGCGGCTTTGGTGCCGGCAGTCGGTGCGTTGGTGGTCGGGCTTGAGCCGATGATGACTCAGTTCGGCAGCCTGCTCGCCGACAATCCGAAACTGGTCGAAGGACTGGCGGCGGGTGCCATCGCTTTCTCGGCCATGCAAACCGCTGTCACCGGTGCGACGCAAGTGTTCGATGTAATGAGCATGGTGCTCAAGACCAATCCGATCATGTTGATTGCCATGGGCATTGCCGTGGCGGCGGGGCTGATTGTGGCCAACTGGACGCCGATCAGCACGTTCTTCAAGGGCATGTGGGAGGGCGTGAAAAACACAGGTGCGAGTGCGATGGCGACGTTGCGCTCGATCCTCAACTGGCGACCGCTGGATGCATTGGCGGCGCTGTGGTCACCGATCGCGGGATTTTTCTCCGGGATCTGGGACAAGGTCAAAGCCGTCACCGCGCCGGTGACCGACTTTTTCAAGTCGGTGTTCTCGTGGACACCCGCCGGCATGATCCTGGAAAACTGGGCGCCGCTGAGCGGTCTGTTCTCGTCGATCTGGGAACTGCTCAAGGCCTTGAGTGTACCGGTGATGGCGTTCCTCAAAGGTCTGTTCGACTGGACACCGTTGGGCATGATCATCAACAACTGGGGAGCGATCACTGGCTTCTTCGCCTCGATCTGGATGGCGCTGCAACCGGCGGCACAAGCCATCAAGGACTTCTTTGGCACGCTGTTCGACTACTCGCCGTTGGGGATGATTGTCAATAACTGGGGCAGCATCGTGACCTTCTTCGAACCGATCTGGACTGCGTTGCAAACGTCGGCGCAGCAGATCAAAAGCTTCTTTCAGAGCTTGTTCGAATGGTCGCCGCTGGAACAGATCGCGATGTACTGGGAGCCGATCAGCGAAGTGTTTTCGGCGCTGTGGGGAGTGGTGCAAGCGCTGGCCGCGCCGGTTCTGGAGTTTTTGCACAACATGTTCGAATGGACACCGTTGGGGCAGATCATCAAGAACTGGGGGCCGATCACCGAGTGGTTCGGCGAGTTGTGGCAAAAGCTGCAAACCGTGATTGCGCCGATCAAGGAGCTGTTCGACGGTGGCTTTGCCGGATTGATCGCCAAGGTCACCGGCAAGGTCGAAACCTTCACCGAAGCACAACGCCAGACCAATGCCGAAGGCAAAGGGGAACTGGCGCCGGCGTTCTTCGGGGCAACGCCGCAGGCAGCGGCCAACGGTGCGCTGCAAAGTGGTTCATTGCCACAGAGTTCCGGCGCGCTGATCCAACAAAGCGCAATCAACAACCGCACGCAACTCGAAGGCGGCCTGACCGTGCGCTTCGAAAACGCGCCGGCCGGGTTGCGCACCGACCCGCCGCAAACCAATCAACCGGGCCTGGCGCTGTCTTCGCGCATCGGCTATCGCTCGCTGTCGGCAGGAGGTTCCAATGAACTGGCGTGACCGTTTGTTGCCGGCATCCTTTCGGGGTGTCGGCTTCTGGATCGACTCGGCGAAAACCCCGGTCGGTCGCAAAGGTCAGTTGCATGAATATCCGCAGCGTGACCTGCCGTACTTCGAGGACCTTGGCCAGCAGGCCAGGATTCACGACGTCACGGCGTTCATCATCGGTGCCGACTGCCTGGAGCAGCGCGACAAACTGCTCAAGGCGTTGCAGGCAGGCAGTGGTGAGCTGGTGCATCCGTGGCTCGGGCGCATGCAAGTCAAGGTCGGCGAATGTGACATGACCCACACCCGCCAGGACGGCGGACTGGTGACCTTCACCCTGAAGTTTTATCCCGATAAGCCGTTGCCGTTTCCGACCGCGATTGTCAGTACCCAAGGGGTCATCCTGCTCAAGGCCGGGACTTTTCAGGCTTCTGCCCTCGCGCGGTTCGAACAGGCGATGACGATGATCAAGGCGGCGCGGATCGGCATTGCCAATCTGCGTAACAGCCTCGCCGGGGTCTACGAGATCATCAAGGAGCAGCTCCAGCCGCTGATCGAGTACTACAAAGACATCACCGACTTCGTCAAAGCGGTCAAGGAATTGCCCAAGGAACTGGCGGCGGAGTTCAACGGCCTGCTCGGCGATATCAAGGAGCTGAAGACGTTCGCGAAGGAGGGCTACCGTGGCGTGATTGCCGACGTGTCGCAACAACTCGAAGCGATCCGCAAGGCTGATGCGCCGAAGCTCACCACCGGCAAGGACACCAATGCCGCGGCGCAAGCCATGGCTGATCTGGTGCAGGACACTCTGATCGTGAAAGCGGCGCAGTGGATCGCGTCCATGCCGGTCGCAAGCAAACCGATGAAGTTGCCGTCGACGCCTTCCGTCAGCAATCAGGCAAACCAGCCGATCACTCATCAGGATGTGCCGTCCACGGACGATACGCTGGCGATGCTGAAGAATCTGATCAATACGCTTGATCTGGCGAAGAACAAATCCAGCGCTGCGCATCACCAGGCAGCCAGCGATTTGCAGGATGCGTTGGTCACGCACCTCAAGGCCGTTGCGTCCTCGGGTATACGGGTTGTCACTAAAACCATTCAGGAAAGCGCGCCGGCGCTGGTGATCGCCTACAAGTACCTGGGCGATGCCACACGGGCCCTTGAAATCCAGCAGCGCAACCCGACGAATCATCCCGGGTTCTCGCCCAACCAAGTGAAAGTCCCTGGGGAGTGAACCATGAGCGAGATGGATAACCGCGTTACGCTGACGGTCAACAACCTGGAGTATGGCGGCTGGAAAAGCGTGGAAATCAGCGCTGACCTCGAACGTCAGTTTCGTACCTTCAAACTCGACATCACCTGGCAATGGCCCGGCCAGAACGTGGATCAGCGGATTCAGCCGGGCGATCCGTGCGAGGTGAAAATCGGCAACGATCTGGTGCTTACCGGCTACGTGTTCAAAGCGCCGATCCGCTACGACGGACGGCAAATCGGCCTGACTATCGAAGGCAGTTCCAAGACCCAGGATCTGGTCGATTGCGCGGCCACCAACCGGCCGGGCCAATGGCAGGAGCAACCGTTACTGAGCATCGTCCAGGCCCTGGCAATGCAATATTCGCTGGTGGTCGTCAACGAAATCCCCGAGACCGCGCGACTGGCCAAACACACCATCGTGCCGGGTGAAACAGTGTTCCAGTCGATTGACCGTTTGCTCTCGCTGTTCCGGGTGTTTTCCACCGATGACGCGCAGGGCCGGCTAGTGCTGGCCAAGCCCGGCAGCGGTGGTCGGGCCAGCGATGTGCTGGAGTTGGGCAAGAATATTCTGTCGGCCAACGCGACGATGGATTACAGCCAGGTGTTCTCTGAATACCGGGTCATCGGTCAGCAAAAAGGCTCGGACAAGAAGAGCGGGGCGGCGGTCAGCGAAGTGGAATCCACGGCGGCCGACCTGACTTTCAAACGTCGACGCACCACGGTGATCAATGAAGGCACGCAACTGACCTTTGAGTTGGCTCAGCAGCGGGCCCAATGGGAAAGCGCCACCCGCATGGGCCGGGCGCAGAGCGTCACGTATCAGGTGCAGGGCTGGCGCCAGGCCAACGGCGATTTATGGCGCCACAACACGCTGGTACGGGTGAAAGATCCGGTGCTGGGCTTTGATGGCGACATGCTGATTTCAAAAGTGACGTATTCACTGTCGGCACAAGGCTCGATCACCACCCTGAACGTCGCGCCCCCGCACACCTTCGACGCCAACCCGACACCCCCGAAAAAAAACACAGCCTGATTTTCCGCAGACACCATTGGGCCTTGTGGGAGCGGGCTTGCCCGCGATAGCGGTGGTCGCTGCAACACTTCTTTGCCAGACACGCCGCCATCGCGGGCAAGCCCGCTCCCACAGGGTTTTCATGTGTCTGGCAGAATCCCGAGGACAACTCATGAGCCTACTGACACGCCTCCTGGCGCGCGGCACTGTCGTGCTCGCCAATTCGGCATCCAAGCTGCAATCGTTGCAAATGCGCCTCACCGCCGGCGAAGTCAACGACGACCTCGAACATTTCGAACCCTACGGTTTCACCAGTCATCCGCTGGCCGGTGCCGAAGGTGTCGTCACCTTCATCGGCGGTGACCGTTCCCACGCCATCGCCCTGGTCATCGCTGACCGCCGCTATCGCCTGCAAGCGCTGGCCGCAGGCGAGGTGGCGATCTACACCGACGAAGGCGACAAAATCCACTTCAAGCGCGGGCGGATCATCGACATCGAAACCGCCACGCTGAACATCCGTGCCAGTTCGGCGGTGAACTTCGACACGCCCGTCATCAATCAGACCGGCAAGATTGTTTCCACCGGCGATCAACTGGCCGGCGGCATCAGCCAGATCAAACACGTACACGTCGGCGTGCAGGCCGGCAGCGGCCAGACCGGTACGCCGGCAGGAGGCAAATGATGTTGATCAGCCCCAACCTTCACGCGGCGCTGACCCGCGCCGTGCTCATCAGCCTGTTCACCTGGCGCCGCGCTGCCGATGACGACGCCCTCGACGACGACGAACGTTTTGGTTGGTGGGGCGACAGCTTTCCCACTGTCGCCGACGACCGTATCGGCTCCAGGCTTTGGTTGTTGCGCCGGGTCAAGCTGACCCGACAGACCCAGATGGACGCCGAGTTCTATGCCCGCGAAGCCTTGCAATGGCTGATCGACGACGGCCATTGCAGCGCCATCGACATCATCAGCGAACGCCTCGACGCCCAGCGCCTGA